ACCTATTGACATATAAATAGTACAATGTTATAATATAATTACAGTAAAGGAAAGAACTTCAAGATTCAAGAAAGGAGAAAAAATTATGAAGCAATTAACAGAGCAGGAACTAAAAACATTAAGAGAAGCAGAGGACATTCTTTTCAATCACATTGAATATGGTATGAACAATGTTTTTGATAACGCTTTTTGTGAATTACATAAAGCTATTAATAAATATATGGAACATAAAGTATTATCAAAATCAATATACCGTAAAGCTAAGGAGGTGCTTATATAATGTCAGAATGGATAACTCACTCACAAGTCCGCAAGCGTTTTCAAGAGCATTTCTGCGAAACACTTTACGAACACCCGGAACTAGTAACGCCAAAAACCGTGGAAGAATACGAGCACATCAAAGATATTATGAGAGAAGAACACGGAACAGCACTAAGCGTATGCAACACAACGTATAAGACAAACATACATTACGCTTTCTTGTATAAACTCAAAGATAAAGTATACGATAATGGAAAATATTATATCGCATACATAACAAACGATCAGCGCATTAATGTACCAATCAGTGCAACATTAATAAAGGAGGCATATTCATGGGTATTAGAAAAATTAAAAGAAAAATAAAAAACTTTATAGAGTCAATTATTTTAGTCATAGCATTAACAGTATTGATATATGGCACATTTTATTTGATTGGTGTTACCATTGGCATCTTAGTTCCAATACCGTAAATTAGTAATAGCATTTTTTGTTACACAATTAAAATTGTTTCACGTTGCCAAACATTTCAAGAAGCGTCCAGTGGACGGTTCGAAGATGAAACATAATAAAAGGAGAATAGAAATATGAAAAATAGAGAAAAATTTAAGGATGAAATTATAAACATTGTTTGTAATGGAGGCAATTTGGCGGTAGATAAGGAAAAATATACACCTATACCTTGTATTAAAATTGCGTGTACTAGTTGCTTATTCTATGATGATGGTTGTCGTATTGGTAAATTAAAAGAATGGGCGGAGAAAGAATACAAAGATACTACTGTAATATCACGTGCGGACATTAGCTTTCTTACATATATTAAAGACGAATTTAAGTATATGGCTAGAGATGAAAACGGTAATTTATATGCACATGTTATTAATCCGAAAAAATATAAACAATATGGTATTTGGGTTGGCGGAGATTCAACTAATTTATTTAAATTTGATGTTGATTTTCCAATGGTTAAATATACAGATGAACAGGCCTGGAAAATATCTGATTTAAAGAAATTAAAAGTAGTAGAAAAATATTAAAAACTACTTGACATTTCAAGTAACATCTGATATAATTAATAATGTAAGGAAGATAAGTATTATCCAACTTGCAAAAAACACCACACCATACACGGGCGGTGCTCATAACACCGTCCACTCACAAAAAATAACAGATATTCCGACACCCATGTAGGCGAAAAAATCGGTGGCAATGTGTAAAGGTTCGATTCCTTTTATCTGATTCGACTTCATAAGAAGTCGTGCATTCAGCAGTCTAGCAAGCACAAAAAACAAAAAGAAAGAGGTGAAAAAAGTAAAATGGCAAGAGCAAGAAAAGTAACAAGAACTATCTATTCAACTAAAGTTATTGTCATGTGTGTAGACACAGAGACAGCTAAAGTTAGCAACTACGAGGTAGAAATCGCAGGAGTTTACTCTGATGAGAAAAAACTTATGAAAGCAGTAACTAAAGTAGTAGAGACAGAAACATTCAAACCAGTATCAGTTGTTTCAACAGAAGTTATTGAGACACTGTACGGCATGGATGAACAGAAGTTCATCGAAATGGCAGAGGTATTACCGCCAAGAGACAAAAAAGAAGACACAGACGAAGTAGAAGAATAAGTAAAAGAAAAAGGAGAAAATAACAATGAGTAAAATTACAATCACAAACGCAAGCAGAGAGTTAACAGAGGTAGAGCAGTATCTTATGACAATGGATGCAGGTATCATTTCAATGAAAGATGTAGAAGACGGAACATCAATTCCAGTAGATGCATACCTCGAATATAAGGATGTAAAGAAAGACGGGACAGAAGCAGACCTGCTTTCTATCATTACAGTTGATGGAAAAGTATATTCAACACAGTCAGAAACTTTCAAGTCTTCCTTGAAGTCAATTCATGAGCTGATGCACGGTAAACCGTATGCAATCGTAAAACGTAGTGGAGAAACAAAAGCAGGACGGCCATTTGTTGACTGTGGACTTGATGTAAACTCAGTAAAATAAGCAAAGTATTTTATAGCAAATAATTTTCTTTCCTAAAATATAATGGGTGGGCAGATCGCCTGCCCTCTTTTAATCTAAGCAATGTTTCACGTGAAACATAATAAAAATGTGAGAGGTGTGATAAAATTGAAAAAGATCAATTCAAAGTATAGCCAATACTATAAGCAATATCAGCGAAAAGTTTCAGCATTAAGAAAACAGAATATCGAATTACGTGGTGCAAACGTATACCAAACAGAAACCCAGTTACGTAAATGGGGAATCCAAGGAAGAGACTTAGCAAAGATTACAAGACAGTTAAAAGCAGATATCAAGAATCTTGCAAAACAGGAAGCCTATTCAACTACCACAGGTGAAATTTCAACAGTTGGTAAACTAAAACACGAACTTGCACACGAACGTGCCAAGCGTGGTGCAGAGACAAGAAAGCGTAACAAACAATCAGAGCAGGAATTTTGGACGACAGATAAACAACCAACCACGAAAGATTTAAAGAATAATGTTCATTTAAGAAAAACAAGTGACGCAAAATTAAAACAACCCCAGCTTGGTGACATATCTAATCAGCAATTTATTGATGGTTTTTTATCACGAATAACAGTACCAGTTCCAACAGAAACAATATACGGTAATAGAAAAAAAAGAGCCAATATAGAAATGGCAGAAGAGGCGCAGTCTGCTTTATTAGAATTATATCTTAGTACCATAGATAAAGATGGTGAAATAGTTGTAGGAGAACGTCTTGCAAATGACTGGGATGCAATCAAAATACACTTGGAAGTAGTTTTAACCGATTCAAAAGGCGTAAATGTTGTTTCTTCATTAGAAGCTATTGGAGAAATTATTAGCGGTAGAACGTTATCTGTTGTAGAACGTGATGCTTTAAATAATGAACAGGAATCACTTTATTCATGGGGTATAGAGGATAACACTTATGAATAGTAAGAGAACAACAAGAATGTTCATGTGTGACTTTGAAACCACAGTATACGAAAACCAAGATCATACAGAAGTGTGGGCGGTTGCAATTGTAGAACTATTCACAGAAAATGTTACAATCCTGCATAGTATTGAAGAAATGTTTACATACTTCCGAGCGTTAGATACTAACATCATAGCTTTTTTCCATAACCTAAAATTTGATGGTGCTTTCATTCTTGACTATTTACTAGCGCAGAAGAAATACCCACAAGCTTTAAACAACGATAACGGTGTTTACTCATGGAAAAAGAACAAGGAAATGTTTACAAATGAAGTACGTTATAGTATCTCCGATAAGGGAATGTGGTATTCCATCACACAGAAAATTCCAAATAATAAGCTACTAGAGTTCCGTGACTCATTGAAGCTGTTGCCATTTTCTGTTGAAGTTATAGGAAAATCATTCGCTACGAAGCACAAAAAGTTAGACATGGAATACAGTGGTTACAGATATGCAGGGTGCGAGATCACTGAAAAGGAACGAGAGTATATTGCAAATGACGTTCTTGTAGTAAAAGAAGCACTTGAAATCATGCTAGAGCAGGGACACGATAAATCAACTATTGGGTCATGTTGTTTGGAAGAATTTAAAAAAGGATATGACAAGATAGATTATGCACAGTTATTTCCTGATATTTATAAGATAGAAACAGGAATAACAAAATACCCTACCTTTGGTGATTATATTCGTAAATCATATCGTGGTGGCTGGTGTTACCTTGTAAGAGGGAAAGAAAATAAAATATATCATTACGGTACAACAGCAGATGTTAACAGCCTATACCCATCTATGATGCACTCAGATAGTGGCAATTTTTATCCAGTAGGTAAGCCACACTATTGGAGCGGTAACTTTATCCATGAAGAGGCATTAAAGAAAGACCCACAAGGTACACCAAGGTATTTTTTCTTACGTATTCGCACAAGGTTTCACGTGAAAAATGGTTACTTGCCATTTATTCAGATAAAAGGTTCATCACTTTATCGTGGAACAGAAATGCTAGAAACAAGTGACGTTTATAGAAAGAAGCACGATAAATATTTCCCGTACTACTATGACAGTGGAAACAACAGGCATGAAGCTATCGTAGAAATGGTTGTTACTTGTACTGATTATTATTTAATGCTAGAACACTATGACTTATATGATTTTGAGATTATAGATGGTGTATGGTTCTATGCAATGAAAGGTATTTATGATGAATATATCAATAAGTACGCAGAAATTAAGAAGAAAAGCAAGGGTGCGCAACGTACTCTTGCAAAGCTATTTCTGAATAATCTTTATGGTAAACAGGCATCCTCTAAAGATAGTTCATTCAAGATTGCTTATGTCAAAGATGATGAATCACTCGGTTTTATACGACAGGAAGAGAACAACAAGAAAGCAGGCTACATTCCTTGTGGTTCTGCAATTACGTCATATGCAAGAGAGTTTACAATCCGTGCAGCTCAAAAGAATTACCATGGAGTACATGAGCGTGGTTTTATCTATGCCGATACTGACTCTATCCATTGTGATTTGCTCCCCGATGAAATTATAGGAATAAGAGAGCACCCAACAGAATTTAACTCATGGTCATTAGAGTCGTGTTGGGATATTGCCACATTTACAAGGCAAAAGACATACATCGAACACGTAACACATGAAAACAGAGAACCGATAGAAGAACCGTTTTACGATGTAAAGTGCGCAGGAATGCCTAACAAGTGCAAGAATCTGTTTGTACTGTCTATGCAAGGTAATGCAGATATAAACGGTTATACAGAGCCAAGAACAGGTTCGCATAAAGAATGGACAGAAGATGAAAAACAGTTTTTATTCAAAGATAATGTACCCATTAAACGTGATTTATCAGATTTTAAAATAGGTTTGAAAGTACCTGACAAGCTACGCCCTAAGAGAATGAGGGGTGGAGTGTTACTGGTAGAAACAAGTTATGAAATGAGGTAATAAATATGAAAGTAAGATTACAAGATATTGTTAAACATTGTGTAGTAACAGAATATTGTCATAAATGTAAATACTATAAAAATGGAGAGTGCATGGTTAGTATTGATGGATGTATGCCGACTTATTTTGAGGAATATGTCAATCTATGTGGTAATTCACCCGAACTCGCAAAAGCACTATATACAAATGAGGAGATTGAATTGTATGAAAACGACAGTAAAAGAATTGATTGATATTTGCACAAGTAGATACGCACAAGGCTGTGTTGGCTGCCCGTTTTATAATTATAAATGCTATGAACCGACATACCCACACGTACCAAGGGATGCAAAAAAGCACAGAAAATTTAAGTCAGAGAAAATACTTAATAAAGAAGTAGAATTAAAAAATTAGATAAGTAAAAACAAAAAAGGTACAATGTTTCACGTTGCCAAAGCATTTCAAGAAACGTATAGTATACGTTTAGAAGATGAAACAAAGTACCTTTTTATTTATATCATTGACTATCGGTGAAAACGGCCTAAAGCCTGTTACGGCAAGGGAGCAACCCCGGCCATAGAAACAGCGGTATCTTTCACCCGTGCGCCCTGCTTCTATGTTTTTCGCTTTCTAACGATAGGTGATACCGCTAATAACTAAGAGCTTGTAATACAGCTTCTTTACACTGTAAGTCTTTAAATCTAAAACAACCACGCTCAAAGAAATACCTCATATTAGAAAGAAATAAGTCATTACTCTTTAACATAACATAGTTTATATTATGGTCATCTGTAGTAATACTGATTCTATAAGGGTATGTCTTATCCGGCCTATCATCACAGTATATAATGCCTAAGTCCATATACTCTTTGATAGCATAATCCCTGCCAAGATACCGTAGTGTTGCTACATACGCACATTCTCCGACAGGTTTTTCAATAAACGCATTACTGTCATTCAAGTAAGTAGCTTGTGCAGAATAAGCTACATAATCATCGGTGATAAATGCACGGTTGAAACCACTTTCCGTCTGCGCTTTGCTTGCGCTTTCATTGTACCCCTGTTCCAGCACGAAACCGTTACCTCTTAAGAATTTCGTGTCAGATTTAAGTCTGTTTGAAATCTTCATGGCTGTGTAATACGGGTTAATTAATGACACTGGATTCGCCATCATGTAAACTGGTACATAACGAACCTGTTTACCTTGACCACGTGCAATAGAGGTGTGAATTGAAATAAATTTTTTTACTTCATCAGAGCAATATCGGTTTGTTTCACTCTGAAATTCGTCAAAGATAAGGCAACTGATATCACTAAACATATGCGAATTCTTTTTAACAGCATCTGCATTATTAAGTGCCATGGCATAACCACAGGAAATATTATTCAAAAATAATTCGTGAAACTTTCCGTGCATCATTGGCCTGCTTGTCATTTCATACTCAGGAAAAAATAATTCCTTAATATCTTTAAAAAATTTATCCGCTACACCACTAAGTTCATAATCATATCTATATAATAGGCCAAATTTTTCGCCCTTAGATAAAAATTTATTGACAACCAGTTTACCGAAATAAGTTGTCTTGCCACCTGTTCGGTTGCTCGTTACCATATAAATTTCAGGCCTTTTATTGTTAAGATCTAATAGACTTAATAGTTTTGTACCATCATAATAGCTCATTTTATCACCTCTTATATATTATAGCATAAATTAGACAAGCTGTCAATTATTAAACAGTGTGTATTTTAATAGACACCGTGTCTATTATCTATACATTATGTCTATTAATAGATATACTGCCTATTGACAAATTGATTATAATATGTTATAATTAAATAAGAAAGGGGTGAATAAGTCAATGGATGCAAACACAGTAACTACAGCAATCTCAACACTCGGTTTTCCTATTGTAATGTGCGGGGCTATGTTTTGGTACATGTTAAAAGAAAAGGATGCACACAAAGAAGAAATGAGCAGTGTAACCGAAGCGTTGAACAATAACACATTGATTTTACAGAAGATATGCGACAGGCTGGATGGTGAAAAAAATGAGGACGTATAATGTACACGGTGGTCACTCTTTAAAATGCAGGGGTGTTAGTGATTTACTGGATGAAGTTGACGAAGACAGAAAGGTTAAAAACAAGCTAATCGAATTGTTAAGAGCTGACGGGAATACAGTATATGATTGTACAGATGATTACAGTACAACACAGAGAGCTAATCTATCTTCTATTGTTTCCAAGTGTAATGCACACAATGTTGACTTAGATATTTCAATCCACCTAAACAGTGCAAGAAACGACAGAGTAGGTGACGGAAAATGCGGTGGAGTTGAAGTCTATGGATATGATGATAGAATCTATGGTGTAGCATATAAGATTGCTGAGAATATTTCCAACACTCTTGGTATTGGCTTTCACGGTTCTCCAGTAAAATACAGAAAAGATTTGTGTGTACTTAGAGAAACAAAAGCAAAAGCCATTCTGATTGAATGCTGCTTTGTAGATGACAGGGACGATGTAATTCGATGGGATTCTACAAAGTGTGCTATGGCTATTGCGTCAGCTCTTGGGTGTAAAACAAATGTGTCACCTACTGCAAAACCACAGACAAATGTTTCACGTGAAACATATTTTCCAGTATTCAAATCAAGTAGCTGTTCTATCGTTGATTGTTTAAAATCTATTGGTGTAGATTCTAGTTATGCATACCGTCAACGTATTGCAAGTAAAAACGGTGTAGCTAACTATAGAGGAACAGCACCACAGAACGATAAACTTGTTTCACTGGGTAAAAAAGGAAAATTGATGAAACCTTAGAAAGGTGAAAAGTAAAATGCCAAGTATCGATACAGCCTATTCATGGGCAATACAGACATGTAATGCACCAAACGTGGGGTATTCACAAACATACAGAAATAGACAGACAGTTGGTGGCATTACTTATTATGATTGCTCTTCATTCATCAATTATGCACTAGTTGCAGGCGGTTTTGAAACTCCTAGTTATGCGCCTAATCATAACGCTTTTACAACCTCTTCAATGATTAACTGTTTATTAGAACTAGGATTCACAGAAGTAGACTCCCATGGTGAATATAAGCCTGGAGACATTGGATGGACAAGTGGACACACAGAAATGTGCTATCTAGGCGGTGATGGTAAAGGTGTTTTTATGGGGGCACACACAGACAATGCCCCCTTAGAATACCAAGTAAGTATAGGTAATACCAGTGGTAATGCCAACTATCAACGCAGTTTTACAAGGTTATTCAGATATGGTGATGGTGGCGCAACTGGATACGGCTCGAGCATTTATGTTGTGTCAGCACTGGCCGGTAACGCTTGGAGGGAGTCACACATTAATCCAACCTTAGGACAGCAAGGCGGTACAGCTTTCGGTATCTTTCAATGGGATGGTTCAAGGCGTGAAGCGTTATATACGTGGCTAGAAGCGAATGGCTATGAGCGCACAGATCCCGTAGGACAAATGAAATACTTGGTTGTAGAAAATGACTGGCAAGGAGAATTTGCAGGAATTACTTCTTTACAAGAATTTTTAACAAGTAGTTTAACCAATATACCTACATTGGTTGAAGCGTTCGAAACATGTTGGGAGCGGGCAGGTGTGCCTGCCTTACAAGAAAGAATTGATTTTGCGTATAAAGCGTATGATTATATTCAACAACATGCAAACGATTCAAGTATAACAACATGGGAAACCGAACCTAAGTATTATCTATCAGAATCACAGGCACTTAACAATGCTGTTTTGATGTATCGTTTTTATAGTGCAGGCGGAGGTGGCGGCGGAACTATAACCAAGAAAAAAAGAAAAATGCCACTATGGATGATGTTGAAATATTAGAAAGGAGTTTATATGGCGGTAAGAACAAGAGAAGAAATTTTGGAGGCAATCCGTACTAGAGTTGGAGAACAGACAGACGATGAAACGATTTCTTTTTTGGAAGATGTCACAGACACGTTAACTGACTTTGAAACAAGAGCAAACGGTGACGGGGAAAATTGGGAACAGCGTTACAAAGATAATGATGCAGAATGGCGAAAGAAATACACAGAAAGATTTTTCAGTAGTGAGCCAACAGTCCCACCTGAAACAAAAGAACCAACTGAGACTAGCCCAAAAACTTTTGAAGATTTATTTAAGTAAAGGAGACTTTTTATTATGGCAAGAAGAATTGCAACAAGCACACTTAATGCGTCAACCATTGATATCATGAATGTGATTAGAAATAACGCAAGCTATGACTATCAACAGAGTGTACCGGAAGTAGCAACAGCGGAAGACATCCCAAAAGTTGGCGAAGTTATTTATGGAACACCCGCTTTCGCTAACCAGTTTTTAAACGCACTCATTAACCGTATTGCTACGGTGCGCATGCAGAGTGCAACATTTAATAACCCTTATTCACGTCTTAAAAAAGGGTATCTTGAATTCGGTGAAACAGTAGAAGATATTTTCGTATCTATTGCAAATGTTGTCGAATTCTCAGCAGAAAAAGCAAGCGCAAGAGAATTTAAAAGAACATTCCCTGATGTACGTTCAGCATTCCATACAATGAATTGGAGGGTAATGTATCCGGTAACAATTCAGGACGAAGATTTGAAACAGGCGTTTCTTTCTATGGACGGTGTTCAGTCTTTAATTGCTAAAATCGTAGATAGCGTATATACAGCTGCCGAGTATGACGAATTCTTAATGTTCAAGTATCTGCTTATAAAAGCAATCGCACACGGTCAGATGAAACCAAAATCTATCGGTGATGGTACAGACCTGAAAGAGGGTGCTGTACAGTTTAGGGCAACGTCTAACTTGCTCCCATTTATCAGTGCAGATAATAACATCGCAGGCGTTAAAACAAATACACCAAAAGAGAGACAGGTTATTTTCATGGATGCTACTTTCAATGCACAGTTTGATGTAAACGTATTAGCTAGTGCATTCAACATGGAAAAAGCCGATTTTATGGGCAGACTGTATATCATTGATAATTGGACAGAATTTGACAATGACAGATTTGAAGTAATCAGAGCTAATTCAACAGGAATCGAAGAAGTAACAGCAGAAGAACTTGCGTTACTTACAAATGTAAAAGCTGTTATCTGTGATGAGAATTGGTTCCAAGTGTATGACAACAACAACAAGTTTACAGAAAAATATGTGGCAAGCGGCCTGTACTGGAATTACTTCTACCACACATGGAAAACAATTTCAAGTTCACCATTTGCAAACGCCGTTGTATTTGTAACAAGTGGTGCAGACATTGAAGCGCCGGCTACAATTACAGTACACGTTGACACAAAAGACGAAGCAGATTATGCAACAGTATTTGCTCTGTCTCCAAAATTTGAAAATGCAGGTCTTGAAGCGCAGAATGTAAACTTCATTCAGACAGAAGCAATGGCAAGTGCTGGTATTGCAATGCAGAAGTATGGAGTTCTTATGGTTCCGAAATCACAGCTTGCTACAGAGATTGTACTTGAAGCAGAAATCAATGGTGTTAAGTACAAGGCAACCGATACAAATGTAACTGGGGCAACTACAGTTGACACAGCTATTGTATTAACTAAGCAGGGTTAATATTCAATAATAGGGTACTGCTAAAGCAGTATCCTGTTTTTAATAAAAGGAGTAAAAATGTATATCAATCCAAACTCAGATATATGGTTATTACATAGTATACCACTTGATAACACGTATGAACACACCATTTATTTCGAAACAGACACAGCACAATATAATTACTTTTCGAAATACGTGTTGAAAAAATTTAACAAACAATCCTATTTAAGAGTTAATAAAGGCGTTGCGACATTGGATGTAAAAGCAGATGATATTTATAGTTGCAATTATATGATGTTTAGAAACACAGCATATGGAAGTAAATGGTTTTACGCTTTTATTACTGGAATAGAGTATGTAAACGATAATTGCACAAACGTTACTTTTGAAATTGATGTAATGCAGACATGGTTTTTTGTTCATAACGTTGAAGCTTGTTTTGTAGAGCGTGAACACCCTGTTACAGACGAAATAGGCGAGCACTACGAACCTGAAAATGTAGATACAGGGGAATATGTGTTTAATGACTATGGAAACATTGATCCATCATTAACACCTATGGCTGTGATTGTTATGGTTAATGATACAGCTGAATCACCTGACGGTGAGTTATATAATGGTATATACGGGGGGTGTACGTTATATGCTTTTAATTCAACAGATAGTGAAACTATAACAACTTTTTTATCTCATTACGATCAAGCACCTGAGTCAGTTGTTTCAATATATATGATACCAACTATATGTATAGAACAGTCACTTAAAAACGGCGAAAAAACTAGGTTATATAAATCTGAGGTATGCAAATATAGGACAGTTACAGTTCAACCGCTAACAGATAGTAGTTTTATAGATGGTTATACACCAAAATGTAAAAAATTGTATACTTATCCATATAATTTTTATACCATTAATACAGGTACTGATAGTGCTGTTTATAGATATGAATTGTTTGATGATTTACTGCCACAATTTAGAATAGATACACCTGTAACTTATCCCGTTCAAATACAGATAAGACCTATGTATTATAAAGGTTGTAAAGATACACCACTTAATTCAGAGGGTATTACACTAACAAATTATCCATTATGCAGTTGGAGTACTGACGCATTTAGAGCGTGGTTAGCGCAAAACAGCTTACCTATAACATCAACAGCAATTACAGGCGGTCTAAGTCTTGGACTAGGTTTAGGCGGTATGATACCTTTATCAGAAGCTTCAAATAACATGAACCATGTAGGTAATTTATTGATGCAAGGGTATCAAGCTAGTATTAAAGCTGATATAACAAGAGGGAATATCTACAGCGGTTCTGTTGCTATATCTAGTAAAAGCAAAGGTTTTTATGGTGGCAGGTGTAGTATCACAAGCGAATATGCTAAAATGATTGATGATTATTTTAACATGTATGGATACGCTGTTAAAAGGGTTAAACGTCCTAACTTTAGTAGCCGGCCACATTGGAACTACGTTAAAACAGCTGGTTGCTGTTTGAAAGGTAGTGTTCCTGCTGACGATGCTAGAAAACTATGCAATATTTATGATAACGGTATCACATTTTGGAAAAATGGTGATGAAATAGGTGACTATTCGTTAGATAACAGTCCATCGTAAAGAGAGGTGATAACAGTGGGTAGAAGAAAAAGAACAAACTTTGAAGATAGCGCAACTACAAATACACTAACTTATATGCAATATTTAAGACGTTTGATGGAACTGTCCATGTCTATGTTTGAGTGGAAAAATTTGCCTAGCACAGTAGACCCTCGTTATATTGAGTTAAGGCTATTTGAAACAGGAAGCGTTGTGTTCTTTAAAGATGACGTGCTAGGTGAATTATGTCTTGACTGCATACAGCAAGGTAATTTTGACGTATACGGAAACCCTATTACAAGACGTGCTTATTCCTGTTATAACAATTACCAAAAAGTCCTAAACGATAAAGACAGTGTTATTATATGGAATAATTATCTTAGAACAAACAGTGTAACAGATATCCAGTTATATGCTAAACGTCTGTGGGACTTGGATAGAAGTGTGGATGTTAATGCAAAAGCACAAAAAACACCTTTACTGATTCAATGCAACGAGAAACAGCGACTGTCAATGAAAAATCTATATATGCAATATGACGGCAACACACCTGTCATATTTGCTGATAACAATATTGATATAAATGGCGTTAAGGTTGTAAGCACGCAAGCACCTTATGTCGCTGATAAATTATATCAGTTAAAAAATCAGATATGGAATGAAGCGTTAACTTATCTTGGTATCAGTAACTTGAATATTAATAAAAGCGAAAGACTTATAACGAATGAAGTTTCAAGTTCGCAGGGTAGCACAATTAGTTCAAGATACAGTAGACTTGAGAGCAGAAGACAGGCCGTTGAAAAAATCAATGAAATGTTTGGCTTGGATATTGAAGTTAATTATAGAGAGGATTTTCAGAATATTGACTTAGATATGCCAAATGGAACTGATACGTTAGGTGGTGATAGCGGTGAGTAAGTACACAACAGAGGTACGATTTATATGCGAGAGTAAGTCTAGACTAACTGAAAGCAAAGGTTGTGACAACGTTGATGAAATACTTGAGAATAGTTGGAGTAAGATTTTCACAACTAACTGTACTTTCTTTGATGAAACATATAGAGGTGTTTTGTGTAAAAAGATTTTGAAACATTACTATTTGAGAGAGATTGGCTCTGAAACTGTTGGTATATGGGAACTGTGGATGAACACAAAACTTGAAGAAATCATGCCGTATTACAATCAGTTGTACAAGAGTGCATTACTTGAGTTTGACCCTTTGAAAGATTACAGTGTTGAGAGAACACATAAAAGAACAGGAACTGACGGAAAAACTAGTAGTACTGA